CAATGCCTTGCAGATACGTCTCCACCACCTGGCGAGGCAGCCCGCCCTTGTCCACCAGGGCATCGACATAGCTGCTGACGTCCTGGCCGGAATAAACCTTTTCGGCCATCTCGAGCGGGTTGATCTGGGCGGCCTCAATGGCCGTGGCCACCGTGTCCCCATAGAGCTGCTTGCCCAGCTCAGGGGTGTACTGCTCAGGCGTCAGCGGTGCCTCCTCTTCTTGAGGCTCGGGCAGCTTTTGCCCGCGCTGACCAATGAGGCGCTGTGCTTCGAGGTAGGCCTTCTCAAGCTCTTCTGTGCTTTTGAACTTGCCGGCCAGCAGCTGTTGGTCTTGCTGTGGCTCAGAGGTGTTCAGATCAGCCTGCTCCTGCTCGAGCTCCTCAAGGAACCCGTCAATCATGTCTTCCTGGCCCGGGGCCAGCAGGTCTTGAAGCTCAGGGGCGGGGGTCGCGGTCATGCGGGGGCCTGTTCAGGGGTTTCGGGTGAAGGCGGCGGGGCCGCCATTTCTTGCGTTGTGGCAGCAGCGTTGGCCAGCTTCTGCGGGTCGCCCATGCCGGCTTGAAGCGCCTGCTGGGCAATCGCCATTTGCTGCTGTTGCTGCTGCTCAGCGGCCAGCTGCTCATCGGTCTTGACCAGGCCGATGATGTCCATGCCCATGGCGCCAGCCAGGCGGCGGATCAGCTCAGCTGGCATCACGTAGGTGGCGATCCCCTCCGGTCCCAGCGCGCCTTGCAGAATCTGCATAAAACGCGCTGTCTTTTCGAGGTCGTTGCCGCGGCCCACGGCCGCCAGGCCAACGCTCACCACCGGCTTGACCAGCGACTCAGGCAGCTTGGGTAGCTTGCCTTTGCGGGTCAGGATCTCCAGCTTGCGGGCCACATACGGCTGCTGGAACTCGGTCGTCAAGATCGCGTAGATGGAGCCAAGAGAGTTCTCGATCTGCAGCGCTTGCAGCCGCACTTCCTCGGCAGTGGTGCGCTCTGAGTCGCGCACGTCAGCCAGCATGAACGCCTGCGCTAGGCGGGCTTCAATCCGCGCCAGGCCCTGGGCAGCGACATTTAGATCGGCTGCCTTGTTCACCTGGATGGTGAACACGTCATCGGGGTTGCCGGGCAGATAGGCGCCGTTGGGGGCCTCGGCCAACTTCTTGGGATTGGCGATGCCGCTAGGCTTGACCAGGTGCTTGACCTGAGCAGACACCAGCGATCCTTCAGCAATCGCTTGGCTCAGGGCCTCAGCCGTCTGAAGGTCAGCAATGCAAGCCGCTTCGACATAGCCAGGGCTGTAGCCCTGACCGTCGATCCGGTACATGCGCAAAGGCAGCCAGGGCGATTCGCTCAAGCTGGCGGTGCCGCGAGTGCCAGGGATCTCCTTGTCCTTCAGCTCTTGATACCACTTGACCTTTTTCCCTTCCCACTCGATGTGGGTGTAGATGCGTACAACGCGCTCGTACTCGGGCGCCGAGTCGTCATCAAGGATGCCTTCGACCTCGCCGTCCTCGTCATCAAGCAGCTGGCGAGCATCGTCATCCAGCGACTCAACAGACAGCTGCTCGCAGACGATGGCCTCGAGAGGGTTGCCCATCATGTCCCGCCGGCAGACGTAGCGGTTCAGGTGAAAGCACTTGAGCCCCTTGTCCGAGACCCACATCAAGGCGTTCCCGGCGATGACCAGGTGCAGCAGCATCTCGTGAACGGCCACACGGTCGTTGCTGGTTTCGATGCTGCGCAGCACCGCCCGCTCTAGCCGCGCCAGGTCCAGATCAAACTCGCTGCGCTGCTTGCCAATGGCGTCGGGGCTGGCCCCTGCGGCGGCCATCTGGCGCTCGCTTTTAAGCATCTCGATCTCGTCGATCGTGAAGCGGAAGAACGTCTCAGTCGGCGGCAGCAATGCCAGCAGCAGACGGCTTGCAAGGTTGTGAACGCCCCTGGCCCCGATGCCATTCCACGGAAGCGGAAAGGTCTGGCTCTCGTGCGCGTAAGGTTCGTCGCTCAGTGGGATGAGATACGGCAGGGTGAGTCGCGCTGAACTGCGCGCTCGCTCGAGGTAGTAATTCCGATCCGACTCGAGAGCTCTGTAGCGTTTGGCGCAAGACATGTCAGCCTCCGATGTTGACGCCTACTCCCGAGCTGCGGCCGGAAGAACCGATCCGCAAATCGTTTGAGGCTGCATTTGCTCGCGCCTTTGCTGGCGCCCTGCCCCTGGTCTGCTGAGCCGTTGGGGCAGACCTTTGAGCGTTCTGCATGGCAAGCACACGCATGGACTGCGAGACGGCTTGAGTGCCAAGCTGCTCTTGAGCAATGGCGGCTTCTTGCGCTGCTCTTTGCCCGGCCAGAGCCGCCTCTTGCTGCTGGCGCTGCCGCGCCACTGCAGCTTCCTGCTCGGCTCTCGTGGCGGCAATCCGCGACATCTCGGCATCACGCTGAGCAGCCAAGTCCGCAATCGTTTTTTGTTGAGTGGCTTGCGCGTCTTCCTGGGCTTTCTTCAGCCTGTCAAGCTCAGCTTGCTGTGCTTTGAAAGCTGTTTCGCGTTCCTGGTTTTGATTTTCAAGCTGGCGCTTGATGTCTTCCCTGCGCCTGAGCTCAGCTTGCGCTGGCCCATAAGCGGCGTTCATTTGCGACCACTGGTCGTATTGCTCATTGAATGACTGCTCGTCAAATCGCGTGAGCTCGCCTGTATTCGGGTCTTGGGTGTAGTAGACGGTGTTTGTTGACCCATCATCAAAGGTGCCTTCGTAGCTGATCAAGTCACTTGGCCTTGTGGGCGCCGGGCCTGGGCTAAGCGACATCAACTCAGCATCGCTGTACTGCTCGATCGGGCGGTTGTAAGAAGGAGAGCCACCTGCGCACATGGTCAGACTCCAATGTTTAGGCCGCTGCCTTGGCTGAGAGCCGTGGCGCCAGGAGCGATCTTCAGGCTGCCCTTAATCTTTTCCTTGGGCTTTGGCGCTTGCGTGACCTGGGCGTTTTCCGGCGTGGCCTGCGTGACTGCAGTGCCATAGGCCGCGGCCTTCTGGGCAGCCATGTCAGAAGACGCTGCAGCCCTTTGGGCTTGCATGTCGAGCTCTGCCTTTTGCCGCTGCGACAGCAGCTCTTCCTCTGCCTTTTGCTTCTGACTTGTTAAACCTGCCTCTGCTGCTGCACGAGCATCCTCAAGCTGCTTGCGCTGGCCTGCGGCCAAGGTATTAGCGTCGTCAATCTGCTTCTGCAAAGCGGCCGAGAACTGCTGCTGCTGCGCTACGGACTGCTGCCGATACGCTTCAAGCGCTTTGTTGTTGGCGTCAATGTCTGCCTGGCTTGGGCCTTGATAAATGATCTGAGGCGCAGCAGGGGCGGATTGAAAGAAGCACATGGCTAGGAAGCGGTAGCGATGTTTAAGCCGGTGCCGGCACCTTGCGAGGCAGGGACGGCCTGGCCGACGCGGTCAATGCGCAAACCTTTCTTGCCCTTTGCTTTGACCAGGCCTTCCCGGTCGGAGCCAAGAACCGGCGCCTTCGCGGATGGTTGCGGAGGAGGGGCTCCGATCAGCGCGTTGATGCGAGCGGCGTTGGCGCTGGTCTCCTCTGCTTTGAACTGCTGCTTGTCAGCCTGCTCGATCTTGAAATCCCTGAAGTCAGACAGGACCTGCTGCTGCGCACTCATGGCGCGGTTCAGCTCAAGCTGCTTCAGCGACAGTCCCATGTTCTGGGTATCGCGCATTGCCTGCATTTGCAGCTCAGCCTGACGGTCGTAAGCCCGGGTGTCGGGCATGACGATCGTCGCTGGACTGCCGCCGCCACCTCCAAAGCACATCAGAGGGCCTCCAGGTTGAGCGGGTCGGACTGCTGTTCTTCCAGCAGCTTGTCGAGATAGCCGATGACTTCCTGCTGCCCAATCCAGTGGTCAATGTCCCGATGAGACATCGACCTGCCTGGAGCGTCGGGGAAGACGCTCTTGAGCTTTTGGATCAGCTCATCGGTGACAATCGGCTGCAACACTGCAGACATGCAGATCAACCTCAGATTACCGGCGGACTCCATAGCAGGGGAGCCTTGGCAGTCAAGTCGTACTCGCCAGCCCTGAGGATCCGTGCGCATCTGGCCTGGGTGATGGCATGTGGCTCGCCGAGGGCCTTCTTGGAATAGGCCTCAAGTACCACCCGCCACATCTCCACCTCTGCAGCACAGTCGGCAAGCAGCTTGGCTGCCCCTACTGCGCCGACCCCAGGGCAGCCGGGGTAGTTGTCGCTGGCATCGCCCACCAGCACCTGGGTGTAGAAGTTGCGGTCGGCCTCAAGTCGGCTCACTTCCATCAACTCGCCATCCCGCAGGTGCAGGCCCGGCAGGGTGAGCATGTCTTTGTCGATCGAGACGATGACGTCGCCCTCTTCGTAGAGAACGCCGAGCACGTCGTCTCCCTCGATGTCCGGCAAACGCACTACCTCCCAGCCGCGAGCCGGGCCAACCTTGTAGACCCACTCGATCAGGGCCCGGTAACCAGCCGGCTTGCGGTACTTCTTGCGGTTGGCCTTGTAGTGCGGCCAGACGCCATAGCGGAAGCTGACTCGATCGCTGAACACCAGCACCGGGTTGTGGTCCGGGAGGGTGTCGCGGATCTCGCTGATGGTGTCCTGGAAAGCGGCCTGAGCATCGCCGTGGCGGCAGAGGTAGGTCCAGTCATCGGTGTCCCACTCGGCCTCAAACTCACAGGCCGTCGCGGCCCGGTAGAGGTACACCTCGGTGTCAATCAGGGCTTTCACTGCTCAACCTCCCTAATCAGCCGATCGGCCACCTCGTTAATGGCCAGATGGCAGATGCGAGCCCGCCCTGGGTCTGGCGCCCAAGTGCGGATGAGGCTTGCCATCTCATAAACCACCGTCTTCATACGACGGCGATCGTCAATGCTGTATTCGCCAAGCGACCAATACAGCTCAGTTAGTTGATCGAGCAAGCTCATGGCAGTGCCTCCACGGTGCAATCGGGCCAGCGGTTTTTGCAGTAGCTGATCGCCTTGGCTTTGCTTGGCGCAGGGATAGTCAGCCTCATGACTGGCTTGCCAGGCTGCTTGACCAGGAGTCGATACTCGCGGGTGCTTTCCTTCGCCAGCGGCCTACTGATGCCGGCGCCAAGCCTTGGCTCTGGCCCTTCGCAAGGCAGCCTTGTGGTCATTGACCAGCCCATCACTCCATCTCCATGCCAAGGATTTCCTCGAGGGCTCGCACATAGCCGCCCCACCAGGTTGAGACGTAGTTCGCGCCTTCTTCTTCGGCCTCGGCGCATCGCTGCTTGGCCATGCTTAAGAGTCGAACGACAGCTGCTCGTTCAACGTCGATGCCTGTTTGTTGTTTGTAGATTCCCATGGCTTGATGTTTCGTAAGTCGTAAATGCGTGCAGTTCGATCAGCGGATCCGACTGAGTAAGTGACAGAGATGCTGTCGGCGTAGATCTCGCTGGCCAATCCCTTTTTCCAGCCGCCATTGACGCGGAAGGAAACGGCCTGGCCCTTGCGGTACTGCTCCCAGCTCATTGCGTGTGCCCTCGCTCTTTGAACGCTTTGCTGTCCCTGAACTCCATGTCGAGAAACTGGGGGTATTCCTCGAGAAACTCCTTGCTTGGCAGGATTGGGTCTTTGCCGCCGCGGTTGAACTGCAACACCGACCACTTTCCGCTGAGCAGGCCGCGCTGCAGGATGCTGCGCAGCTCGGTTTTGTTGATAAGTGGCTGCATCACGCATCCGCAAGCTGCGCTTCCTCCTGCGCCACCCAGCTGATGTAATCCGCCCATTTTTCTGGTGTCAGAGCGGGCGTTTCTTCAAGGGGTGGAGGCAGCAAAGGGTGATCTCCTGCTTGAAATGGCAGGTAGGCCGCAGCGTTGTGCGGGTCAGGCGGCGCTACAGCTGACTGCGGAGCGGTTGGCAGCATGGCCAGCTGCTCTGCGCTGGGCTGGCAAAAGCCAGGCAGCTCAGGGCGGAAGCCCCAGCTCCTGTTGGCCAGCCCGTTCTCGGTTCTGTAAAGCGGTGCCATTAGTTCTTTCCAGGTCGGGTAGCGCTTGAACGCGTTGGGCTCCAGGCTCTGGATCCACTGCTCAGCAGCCCACATGAACTGCGGCTCGCTGATCTCTGGAAACTCAGTCGTGAAGCTGTGGAACTTGAGCCGGCAAATGTGCGGACTCCAGCGGTCGGCCTCTTTGATGCGCAGCTGAGCCGCGATCATTTCGGCGACGGCCAGGAACGTCTCCGGCGTCAGGCGGTTTGACTTGGCCATTGCTCCAGAGCGGCGAGCATCGCCGGGTCCTTGGGCATGGGGCGGCCAGCGGCTGTTGGCCTGGCCAGCTCGTCTTTGATGTATTCGGGCTTAAGGGCCTGCCAGCCGTGCTCCACTCCCGCCTGAGCCAGCAGCATTTGCTGCGCCTGGGGCAGTGCAGCAACACGGCTGACCGATGCCTGCCACGCGGCTTCAGTCCAGGTGGCGTTGCCTTTGTGCTTTGAGCGGCGGCTTTCGTTCCACCACTGCACTAACAACGGCTGTGCCTCTTGGCAGACAGCCAATAAGTGGTCGTCGGCCAGATCGACAACGTGCCGTGCTGCGACCCGAGGCCTGGCTGGCAGCGGGTCAGGGACAGCCGCCAAGACCGGCACGGGCTCTTCTGCCACGGGCCCATAGCCGCCCATGACTGGATCCCAGTCCTCGATCCGCTCGAGAGTCGCGAACCGATTGCCGCAGTTGCGGCAGACCCGGTAACGCCTGATGCCGTCTGACACCCGGTCGGTGTCAATGACGCGAGAGTGTTGATGTTTGCAGCTGGGGCAGTTCATTCCCAGATCACCTTCATGTAGATGGATTGCTCTGCCTTGGCTGCCTTCGTCCAGCGCAAGGCGAGGGTGGGCATCACACCCACCCGGTCGTCGGCCCAGATCAAGCCGTTGCCGCTGTCGAGCACTGCCCCGGCAAGGTTGTCCAAGTCGCCGCGGGCCGGGCCCCGGAACACCAGCACCAAGGCGTTGACCTGCTCAAGAGGTGGGACAGTCCACCACTCGCCAAGAATTGCCCTGACGTTGGCCTTCCAGTCCATGTAGGCCTTGGGCATGTACGGCCGCCCACCACCTTTGGGGGAACGGGGGCGAGCCTTGGACATGAGCGGGACTTTGAGCTCGAAGTCGGCGGTCTTCATCAGAACGGGATCTCCTCGTCGTCGGCCGGTGCGGCCGCGCGCTGAGCAAGTCGCTGGCTGGGCGTCAGGGCCTCATCGCCTTTGCCGTTGGTGAAGGCATCGGCCGGGGTCTCTGCCACGTAGCCGTTTTCAACGCCAAAGGCATCGCCTGGGTCCTTGCGCTCGTAAGGCACGAGGTCAAGCACCTGAAGGGCCTCAAAGCTCAGGCTCACGCCCTTCTTGCCGAACTTGTCCTCCCAACCCCAGACGGAGAACGCGACCTTCACCTTGCTGCCGTTGCCAATCAGCGTGTTGGCCGGCCAAGGGTTCTTGTGGCTGTCGTAGACGGCCGGAGCCATCAGGGTCATGCCCTTTTTGGTGGTCTCGTTTTTCTTGAAGCGGAACTCGAGCAGGCCGGTGGCCTTGCCGTCCTTGTCGGTTTGCTCGCGGAAAGGCCAAGCGTTTTTGCTTGGCTTGGCTCCCTCGCCATGGATGCGAGCAAACTCCTCCTCGATCAGCTGCATCAAGGAGATGGTTGGCTTGTCGTTTTGATCGCCGCACCAGCTGACAGACCAGCTGCGTGGCTTCTCTGGATCAAAGCGATCTTCTTCGGGCTCTAGGCATTTGGCCCAGTAGGCATCGCCTACGGGGGTGGTCAGCATTGTGCGCGGCATTTGTGCTGCATGGGTGCAGATGTCTGCCGCACCGTAGCGGCTTGACCTCTCCTAGGCAACTCCTAGGAGAGTCCTAGGAAAAGCAATAGGAGTTCTGACCGATCTCGCCAGGCACCAGCGTGCCCACCATGGGCGGCGACGGCAGCTGCTTCAACCCTGCGTTGCAGGCGATCTCAGCCGAGATCTCGTCAAGCCACTCCGGCAGGTACAGCGTGCGCAGCTCTGAGTGAACTGTTCTGTGCAGCCAGGTCGCCAGGGCTGGCACAGCCGCAAAGCAGTCGTGGTTAGGGAGCACTTCGGCCCCGACATCTTCAGCCCTGCAGATCAGGGCGTGCAGCAGCGCAGCGTCAAACGAGTGAATGAGGTTGGCCGTGATGCCGCGGCTTGTCGCCCTGGCGCTGAGTTCATGGCGGCGCCTGCTGCTGTCCTCTGTTCGCCAGCCGCGGCTGCCATGCAGCAGCGTCGGGGCAGGCGGGTTGGCTGGCTGCTTGCCGGCCAGCAACACCGGCAGGCCCATCGGCGATGTCCAACGGATGCCCCGCTGGCGTTTGACAACAACAGCACTGATGCCCTCCAGCCAGCGCTTGAGCTCGAGCAGTGGGGCAATCTCGGGCGCGAGCACCTGCTGCAGCTTCTGCGCCATGTAGCGGGCAGGCAGCACGATCTGCCGCTGGTAGTCCGCCGCTTGCTGCAGCTCCACATGCTCGATCAGGTGATCTGCCAGCCCGTCAAAGATGGAGCGCAGCTGGGCGCCATACACAGAGGACATCACCGGCCCTTTGACCAGGGCCCGATCAACGCCCAGCTCAAGCCACACAGCGGCATAGCGCTGCTGAGCCGGGGTGCCGGATTCCAGGTCCAGCTGCAGCGCCCTGACGGCCTTTGCGGCAACCCCGACGTAGATGTCGTGGCGGGTGGTGCCGACCAGGTTTGTCTCGCGTGCCAGCGCCTTGTCCCGCACCAGCGCCGCAGCGATCCCCAAGCCGCTCGTCGTTTGGTCAAAGCGGATCGGCGCCGTGATTGGCGTCGATGGGTCGTTCAACCATTGCGACCAGGCCCTGGCCATTTGCAGCAACTGCCATGGCTCCTTGGCATCACGCCACAGCTCGAGCCGGTCCAGCGGCGCCTCGGCAATAGCCAGCAGCCGTTCGATGTTGTCGCGGCCCCACTGCAGACGTTCTGCCCAGCTCGAGCGGCTCAGCCCCCAATGCGACGCCGCGGCCTTCAGGATCCACTCGGCAGCGGTCTCGTCACAGGGCAGCCCACTGCGGAAGTTGACCAGCCCTTTCTCAAAATCAGGGCCTTGATGGGTGACACGTCGGTTGGACGTGTAAGCCCTGCCGCGAAAATCGAACACGTACCCAAACCAGATCGGTTCGCCCGCAACCGCCACGGCTTGGTTCAGTGATTCCTGGATGCGCTGCCGCGGGCCTTTGTTCTTGCGCTCCTCCGCCCAGGCCTCTCGGGCTTCCCGCCGCCACTGCCGCCATGCTGCGCGGTCCTCATCGGCTTCTGGTCTTGCGGGCGCCTGCTGCGGGTCCCTGGTGACAGAGAAAAGGCCTCGCAAGTTGGCGCTCCATGCCTCTGACTGCTGCTGGGCCATCCACGGATCGACCATCAGGGCTTGCGCCTGCAGGTGATTAACCACTTGCAGCGGCACCTTGAGGTCTGCGCCATGCAGGTAGTCGAGGGGTAGCCCGTCGCGCCTGCTCACCAGGCCCTGGGGCCCGAGCCAGTCCCTGGGAGGTTCGAGCTTTGGACCCTGCGGCAGTGGCGCCTGATCTTCCGGGGCCCTGCGAATCGTTTCGGTTGCAAGCTCAGTTGGCTCCACCATCAAGGTCTGGCGCCCGCGGACTGACTGCCGAACCAGCCGCAGCAGCTTGGTTTCCTCAATGACCAGCTGCAGCAGCAGGGCGCCGACTTCAAAGCGATCGGTTGTCGTCCAGCTGGTGTGGCCCACGCGCAGCGATTGCAGCGTCTCGCTGCTGACCACTGCTGCCTTGCCCTGGTGGCGTTTGAGCAGCCGCAGCACGTCTCTGTCTCGAGCGGCAATCCGCCCAGCCTTGACTTCATCTTCAATGGCCCGGCCGATGGCACCAGCAAGCCGGCGGTGAGTGTGCCTGCGAGACAGCTGATCCAAGACCGCCTTCAAAGACACAGCCGCAATGGGCACGGCTCCTTTGGTTGAGAAGTGCAGCAGCAGCGGCAGGGCGCAGTAGTGGGGCCCGGCGATCAGCGGGTCCAGCACAAACCGGGTCAGCAGGGCGTCAAGCGCCTTGGCCACCCGATCGCCGTGCTCAATGAATAAAGCGCGCCCGTAGCTGCTGACTGATTCACGGCCCAGCGATTGCAGCCTGGCCTTTGATTGAGAAGAGGCGCAATCTTGCTCCTCGATGGCGGCCGGGTCGGCTGCAGCGGGGTCGGCCAAGGTGCCGGTGGACAGGAAAGTCCGTGTCAAAGGGCTGCAGAGATCGCTGCTTACAGCACCAATTCCACCTCACCCCTGCAGAGCTGGCCAAACCCTTGGCGCAGACAGTTTTTGCGATAGCTCTGCAGGGCTGCAGATGTTTTCAGGTGACTGTAAATCCGCTGGCTCTGCCTACGTTGGTTCAAATCCAACCCGGCCCACCTTCCACATGCCCTTGTAGCTCAGCGGTAGAGCACTCCCTTGGTAAGGGAGAGGTCACGAGTTCAAGTCTCGTCAAGGGCTTCAAAAAAAGGGTTCAATGTTTATATGTTTATATTTTTAAGGGGTCTGCCGATGCCCGCAGACTGCGGCAGACAATCGGCAGAGAAACGGCTTTGGTGGACGCTGTCCGCTGGAACCTTCTTCGATGTAAATGAGGGCTCAGCCCTCCAGGGCGTCAACGCAGGCCGCCAGGGCGTCGGTGTGCAGATGCAAATACCGCTGAACTGAGGCCAGCGAAGTCCAGCCGCCAAACGCCATCAGCTGGTGCAAGGGAATACCCCGGCTGGCCAACTTGCTGGCGCAGGTGTGACGCGTGGTGTGAATGGTGAGAGCGCGATCACCAGCCAATCCGAGGCAGCCTTTGGCACGATCAAACAGGTGCTCAAAGCGGTCGTACTTGTAGGGCCAGACGCGGTGGGTCCGAACGGCCGGAAGGTGGTCCTTCAGGGCATCGACAGCCCGTCGGGTGAGGGGCACGGACCTGGGCTTGCCGTTCTTGGTAGCCCAGAAGGTCACGCGGGCCTTCTCCAGGTCCACGTCCTTGCCCTGCAAGCGCTCCGCCTCGCCCCAGCGGCAGGCAGTCTCGAGCAGAAACACCAACAGATCGGCCGCGGCGGGCTCGCCCAGCTCCTGAAACACCCTGCAAAAGCCAGCGACCTCCTCGGGACTAAACACCCGGTCCTTGGTGTTCTGCATCCGCAGCTGCCGTGGCATCCGCGGCACGTCTTCCAGGTGCCCGTGCAGGTGGGCGTCGCTGAGCATGGCCCGGATGGCGGCCACCTTCTTGTTGACGGTGCTGGGCCTGTTGCCCTTGGCCGTCAGGGCCTGGCGCCATTCATCCACCAGGGTGGCGGTGAACTCGCTGCAGGGAAAGCCAGGGCCGAAATAGGTCACGGCCTCCTGGCTGTAGATCGCAGCGGTGCGCTGGTAGGCGAGACCGCTCCAGCGCACGCGCAGCGACAGCTCGCGGGCTTCGGCCAGGGTGTAGGTGGAGCGCTGCACCTGCTTGGCCTCACGCTGCAGCAGGAGCTCCAGGAACTCACGCTTGCGGGCCAGGGCCTCGGCGCGGGTTTTGCATTTGCCGGTCTTGCGCACTCCGGCCACAGAGACATCAGCAATCCAGCTGCCATCGGCAGCCTTGCGAACAGATCCAGTCATGGTGGTTGGTTGGTTGGTGTTGGCTTGTTTTGGCAAGCCGCAGACAGCGGCCTGCTCAGGAGTCTTTGAGCTGCTTGAGCAGGGCTTTGCCGCGGGGCGAGAGCCGCACCAGGAATCGCCTGGGCTGCTCGGGGTCTTTGAAGACCTCGACGAGTCGAAATCCAGGCTCACCGTGGCGGTTGACCACGCTCAGCGCAGCAACGGTCCGGGACACGGATCCGTTGGTGAGGTTCATGGCCTCTTGCAGCTCTGCAAAGGTGCATTGCTCCTTGCGCGCCACCTCGATGAAGAGTTGGGCGTGATGCAGCGGAAAGCTGGTCGGGTCCATTGCGGCAAAAGCATTAAGAGCCCTCGCCAGTTGATCCAGATCCATGGTTGCACTCCTAGGAAACTCCTAGGAGAACTCTGACACCCCTGCAGAACAAGGCGATGGCGGTTTCCCACCTGCTCTGCCCACAGGGAATAGTGGCGCCACGCTTTAGGAAATGGCAGCTCAATCGAAGCCAGCAGCGCTAGGCGCATGGCGTATCCTCCGTTGGTTCAAATGTACTAGAGATCAAAGACTGGCCGGCGGCCGTCAAGACAAGCTGATCGCCGCGGCGGTGCGGGTGTCGGCGCACTGCCACCAGATCAAAAGCTGAATCCACTATGCGACCTCCTTGCCTATAGCCCTTGCCGCTGAGGGTGTGGCAGATGCGGCGCACTTCTCGATCGGACAATCCGCTGACCTTCGTTATGTCTTGCCGGTGATCAACACCAGCTGCAATCCACAGCAGCACCTCTGGCACCGCTGGGTGCATGGCCTGGGCCCTGGCGGTCTTGGCCGCCTGCCGAAGCCCTGCCATCAATCCAGCAACCTTGGCAGGAGAGGTCATTTGCGCCTCCTGATTCGGGTTGAGTTGAGTTTGACCCGGTTTTCTGGCGTGTCTTGCAAGTTGTGCATGGCCAGCTCTGCCCTGATTAAGGCTTCGACCTGTTGCCAGCCGTATTCGGTGGCCAGCCGGCTTTCAGTGTTGATGGCGTCGCGCTTCCACCGTGGCAGCCGATACCACCGCATCACGTGGCGCACCACGTAAAAGGGCAGCTGCACCAGGAGGATTGACAGGAAGAACCCCACCACCTGCAGCAGGGCCCAGATCAGCGCTCCGATCTCTTTCATGACTGCGCCCCCTGCACTTGAGCATTGCGCAGCTTGATCAGGGCACCGTGGGCCACCTGCAGGGCATCGCGGGTCAGAGCCCAGCTGTCATCACCTGCAGGGCAATGCTGCACCTGCACCTCAAACAGCTCAGTCAGCAGCTCAGTCCGTGGCCGCAGCAGCTGCACCAGTAGCTCCGCTTCAGCGGTGGTGATGTCAAGATTCAGCATGAGGCCTCCGTTGCGGTGTGACGGGTGCGCCGTGTGCGGCGTCGCTTGCTTTTGGCTACCGGCCGCGGCGCGGGTGTGCAATCGGCGGCCAGCTCTTCGGTCAGGTCGGCTGCACCAGTGCGCACCGGGCGCACCTGCAGCAGGGCCAGCACCAGGGCGGCGCTGCGAGTCAGCACCGGCCGCACCAGCTGCCAGAGCAGCTCGAGGGCCAGCAGGGCCAGCACCAGGGCCACAAGGGCCGGGTCTGGCGGTTGCTTGGGTGTGTTCATGGGTTTGGGTTGGTTGGTGTGGTGCTGGTGAACCCAGCAGAGAGGCCCCGCAGGGCCTCAGTGATGGGATCAGCAGCCAGCACGGCGGCAGATGGCCGCGGCCGGCTCTGGCGGGGCATCGTGGTCCATGCAGGCGCGGAACAGAACAGCGGGGTCTGTGTCCTCGTCTTCGTTGATCTGGTAGAAGCTGTCGCCGATGCGAACAAAAAAGCTGGCAATGGCGCCGGCGAGTCGCTCGGACAGCCGGAAGCAGCTGTAACCGACCCCGCGCTGCCAGTTCTCGGGCGGGAGCACGTTGAGCATTTCCTCGTAGCGCTCCTGGGTGATCCGCTCGGGCCCGGTGCAGTAGCGGGCGCGGTCTGCGGCGCCGGTCAGCTCGAGGGCCTGGGTAAAGGGCATCACCTCGAGCTGTTCGGCTGACTCTTGCTGCATCTGCTCAACGGTCTTACCGGTGAACATGCACACCCCGTCGGTGTTGAGGCAGGTGTGCAGGCGGCCTGCTGTGTGGTTGTAGATGGCGTTAGACATGGTTGGTGGCTGGTTGGTGTTGGTGCTGCTGAGGGCAGCAGAGAGGCCCCGCAGGGCCTCCGTGATGCCGTCAAGCTGGAACGATGCGGCCGCCCACCTTTTGCCATTGGCGGCGTTTGGTGGGTTGCCGGTGGCCGCGGCCAAGGATCCAGCCTTTGCCGTGGCAGCCGAAGCAAACGCCGTTGGCGATGTGGGCAAACCAGGGCATCGAGCCGGTGCCGTTGCAACCCCAGGGGCACTCGTAAGCGTTGGGGTTGCCGGGCCATGGGTTGGGCAGTGGGTCGCGCATGAGTCAGGCCATCCCGGCAGCTGCCAGCTGCTCGTATGGGATGCCGGGCTCTGGCGGTGGCTCCTTGCGCACGAGGTACTGCACCGGCGCGCCTTGCATGTCGTCCGGGTATTGCTCCCGGTACCTGCGGGCGGCCGCGGCTGCGCCCTTGAGCGTCTCGAACTCGTCGATGAACTCGAGTTCATTGATGCCCCAGAGCTTGGCCCAGACGGTGTAGGTGGTGCGCTGCATGGTTCAGGCCTCCACAAGGGCGGCCCGGCCCAGAGCGGCCAGGGTGTCGGCCGTTACGACCTGCAGGGCACCGGCGCGGACTTTGGCGATCAGCCACCAGCAATCGCTGGCGGTGAGGTCAAAGCCCACCGCGCCGTAGGTGCCGGCATCGCGGGCCAGAGCGTTGACAAGGCGCGAGGCCCAGTCACCGGCGATCGTGTCGGTGTCGATCTGACCGCCAGAGCGGCAGTAGCTGGGCGGCGGCAGTGCCGGCCCGCTCCAGACGATTTGCAGCGTGCCGTTCTGCAGCCCCCGCAGCAGGGCGGCAGGCGTCAGGTTGTGGCGCTCCAGGGCCTCGATGGCCAGGCCCACGTAATGGCCCATCAGCGGCCGCGGCAGTGTGTCTTTGGTTGTCATGGTTGGTTGGTTGGTTGGTGTTGGTGCTGGTGAACCCAGCAGGGAAGGGCCAAAGCCCCTCCGAGATGGGATCAAGGGCCAGGGAATCGGCCCAAGGTCCGCGGGTCTGGCTGCTGCCATCGCCGCGGCTGGTGCGCAACCTCTGCGGCCGCTGAGAGCGGCTGCGAGGCCTTCGGGATCTGTGGACGGTCTGCCAGGGCCCAGAGGCCCCAGAGGCCCAGCAGGGCGGCCCCAAGGCTCCCTGCAACGTTGGCGCGGATCATTGCTCTGCCAGCTCCCGCCAGAGCTGCCGGTAGGCAGCCCGTAGCACTGGGTTAGGCATCAGCAGCGCTAGCCGAGTTGGCAGCCGGTTCGTAACCCAACCGGCGAGGTACATCAGGGCAGCCATCAGTACCCCAGCCAGACGAGGGCCTGGCCGGCGTGCCAGACGGAAGCGACCGGGTGACCCGCTGCTGCAGCGCTGGCGATGTCGTAGGCCAGCTGGGTGATCGTGAACCCGTGGTCCTCGATCAGCTGGCGCAGGTCCGCGCTGGTGAGCTCCAGGTCCCAATCGCTCGCCCAAATGACTGAGCTCGCGTACGTGTCCTCGCAGCCCTGCTGCATGGCATCGATCCAGTCGGACCGATCCCAGGCCAGCTGCGCAGCGTCCAGGATCCCGCCCACAGCCTCAGCGGCCGCGGGCGCGGTGGTGGTGTTCATGTGTCTAGGTGCGGTTGGTTGGTGCGCACTCCTGCTGAGCTGCTGCAGCCCTGCAGATGTGCCTGACGCCATTGTGCCAGTGATCGCGGCGAATGGCGCCGGAATGGCGGTGGGCGTCCCTTGCTTTGTAACAAATCTTTACATAGCAACCGATGGGCAGGCGTTCAGGGCCGCGGCAGCGGGCGCAGCTGGCCCCTCCAGCGGATGCCTGATCCTCTGCAACCCCAGCCCCCATGAGGGTTGTTGGCCCCTGGGTGCCGATCGGGTGCGGCAGCCGATGCGCGGGTGCCCCAGGGGCGATCAGGGCCCCCTATGGGGGGAACCGGCTGCTCCACGCGCTGAGGACACCACCAGATCACGCGACCCAAAAACGGGACATCTGAGTGATTTCGCTGCGCAGGAGGGTCTGAGGTCTGCATGGATGAAGCGCAACAGCGCTGAGAAGCGTCCAGGAGCCCCGGGAACAGGCCTCTACAGCTTCAGGGGTGCAGAGATACCACCAGCGGGTTTAGACAGGCCCCAGGGGCGCTTGCGTGGGGGTAGGCAAGAATCTGTGGGTGTGGGACAGTTCGCCCTGTGTTCAGGCTTTTGTTTTTTGCCCACCTAGATAGAGAGTCAAGAGCGACTTTCATCCGGGCCTTGGGCGAGAAGCGAGTTAAAACTCCTAAACTCAAGGTTGCTTCGCCATAGGAGAGGCAAATCCGTTGCGCTGCAAGGGTAGTACAAAACTATACCTGCGTTATGCGCCGCTTTCCATAGGGGACTCCTAGGAGATTCCTAGGAAACCCGTACACACCAACCAACCATGTCGTTACCCCCTGAGGAGCAGGACCGCTTCGTCATGTTTCACCAGACCAGAGACCTTGAAACCCTTCTCGACGCCGTTGCCAAAAGGGATCTGCAGCTCCGGGACCTCAGCGTCCTCGTAGCTCTGGTCGCACACATGGACCGCTCTGGTCGCGTGCGCGTCACCGGTGCAGCCTTGGCTGAAAAGCTCGACATCAACCACTCCACCTGCATCTCCTCCATGACCCGCTTAAGACAGCAGCAAGTTATTGCCAGAGTCTTTGACAAAGCCTCTGGCGAGCGTTACTTCCTCGTCAATCCGTTTATCTTCAGCGTCGGTGGCCCGCAACGCCGCAATCACCTCTGGGCACAGTTCAAAGCAGCAGTTGAAGACTGACCCTTTCAGTTCTCGATAGCCTGAGACAAACTGCTCTGCACCCATGTATCTCACCAATGACCAGCGGATCCGGCTCGGTCTGCAGCATTTCGGCAGTGACGTCCCGGATGCTGTGGTGGCGGCAGCTGAAGCAGCGCTTGCTGGAGCTGTTCCTGTTGCCGCAACGGACTCGGCCCCAACGAAGAAACGGGCACGCACCGTCAAAGGGCAATTTGAAGGTGATGACCCCACCACTCCAGAAGTGAATGAAGCCTTTGTTGAGGGTTAGGCTATGACCGTTGCTAAGGGGTGGTTCCCTGGCAATGCAACCGCTCTACACAAGTTGCGGTTGGTTGGTGTGGGAAGCCCCTCTGCGTCGTTTGTCGTAGGGGGGCTTCCCCTTTGAATTGGACGCCCATTCCTGACGAACTAGGCCCAGGCCGCTTTGCCTATTTCGTCTGCTACCTGCTGCGCGAACTCAACCTCGCTGACACCCCAACCAAGCAGCAGATGGCCATCTGCGAGTGGATGGAGAACGGCCCAGACCGGCAGATCACCGTTGGCTTTCGCGGTGTGGCCAAATCCACCATGGCGGCCTTCCGTGCGTTGCACCGGCTGCGGATCGACCCGTTCAACGAAAAGATCCTCATTCCCGGCTCAACCCTGGAAAAGGCGGTGGAGATCACCACCTTCATGCAGCGCTGCATCCGTGACATCGACGTGCTGCGCTGCCTGGAGCCCAAAGCCGATGGCCGCTCGTCGACCAAGGCCTTTGACGTTGGCCCGTCGATCGTTGATCAGAGCCCCTCGGTGCGCGCGGTGGGCATCCTCAGCCCGGCGCTGACTGGCAAGCGCTGCACCTGCGCCATTCCAGACGACATCGAGACGCTCAACAACTCGATCACACCGCTGAAGCAGGAGCGCCTGGCCCAGGCCGTTACCGAGCTCGAAGCCATCCTCAAGCCCGACCAAGGACAAACCCTTCCCAGGCAGGTGATGTTCCTCGGTACGCCGCACCTGGAGACATCGCTGTACCTGCGACTGGTGCGCGAACGCAACTACGCCATCCGCTACTGGCCGGCCCGTTACCCAAACCCCAACGACCCCGATCAATGGGATTGCTACGAGGGCAGCCTGGACCCGCGCATGGCGGCAGAGGTCGAGCAACACCCTGAGTTGGCCGGCACGCCCACCGACCCCGAGCGCTTTGGCGAAGCCGAGCTACTGGGCCGCGAAATGCGCATGACCCGGGCGTCAGTGCAACTGCAGTTCCAACTCAACTGCCGCCTGTCCACCCTGGATCGCTACCCCATCCGCCTAGGCGACTTGATCGTCATGTCGCTGGACGGCAAGGCCCTGCCAGAGGTGGTCGCCTGGTCCTCAGCTAACGAGCACCGCATCCAGAGCCTGCCGTGCGTGGGCCTAGGCAGCGATCGCTACTACTACTCCGCTGCGCTGATCCAGGGTTGGGTGCCAGCCAAAGAGACGTGGCGCTGCATCCTGGCTATTGACCCCTCCGGCCGCGGCAGCGACGAACTGGCCTGGGCCGTGATCGCTGAGCTCAACGGCAACCTGTTCCTGCTCGAGTCCGGCGGCACGACCCGCGGCTATGAAGCTGAGGTGCTGCAGCTGCTGGCGCAGAAGGCCAAGCGCTGGAACGTGAACACGATCGTGGCCGAGAGCAACATGGGCGACGGCATGTTCACTGCCCTGCTGCAGCCGGTCGTCAACAAGGCCCACCCCTGCGCGTTCGAGGAGCGCCGGGCCACTGGCCAAAAGGAGCGCCGCATCGTGGACACCCTGGCGCCGCTGGTGCAGCAGCACCGGCTGGTGGTCAGCCAAGACGTCATTCAGCAGGACTGGGCCGGGGCTGAGCGCGACCCTGACACGGGCCACGCCCGCTCGCTGATGTTCCAGCTCAGTCGCATCACAGTCGAGCGTGGCGCCCTGCAGTTCGATGACCGCATCGACGTGCTGGCCCTGGGCTGCGCGTTCTTTGTCGAGGCCGCGGCCCAGGACCAGGAGAAAGCGCAGATCGCCCGCCAGGAAGAGATCGACGATGCCTTGCGTGAAGCCTGGTTTGACGAGACCGGCAGCCAGATCGACGCGCTGGCGCTGGGCTTCAGGCCGCAACCCCGCGGCATGGCCTACGGGGGGATCAAGCGCTGAGCTTGTCCTCGAGCCGGATCGGCACCACCTTGGCTTTTTCTTCCATCGTCTGGAAGTTGAGCTTGCCGGCCATGCGCGCCAAGTCGGCCGTGGGCGTTTCAGGCATTGCAGCAGCGCTGATCTGGTTCTGCTTCAGCAGCTGCAGCGCTTCCCGGCGAACGGTCTTGTCGCCGTTGCGCAGGTCCTCAAGGATTCCAAAGGCGACCTCTTCGTGGATCTGCTCGAGTGTTTCCTTAAGGTCGGCCACGGTTACATGGGTGTAGATCTCAATCCATCATGCCAATCAATCAAGTGCAGTTCACCGATGAGCGCTGGCTGCAATTCTGGGACAACTACAAAGGCCTCAAGCATCAAAAAGAGGCGCTGATCAAGCTGGCCCGACACATCAAGCAAGCTGACGCAGGGTTGCTCACCGAAAGCGCTGAGTGGGTCGAAAATTGGCAGGGCCAGGTTGCGCCGGCGCCTGCTTTCGATTGGCTGACGGTTGCCCAGCCCTTTGTCGCCAGCTTCGAGGGCTTTCGTGCTGATGCTTACCTCTGCCCTGCTGGTGTTTGGACTGTGGGTTACGGCGCCACCAGCATTGACGGCAAAGCAGTCAAGCGTGGCGACAAGATCACGCAGCAGGCGGCCGCAAAGCTGCTGGGTGATGACCTCAAGCGCTTCTACGACGGCCTGGCTCGCGTCATTCCTGCCGTGCGGATGTATAGCCCTAATCAGCAGGCTGCGCTGGTCTCCTGGGCCTTCAATGTGGGCCTGGGGGCCGTGGAAGAATCGACGCTGAAGCGGCGTTTGCAGGCCGGCGAAAACCCGTTGACGGTGGTTGCGCAGGAGCTGCCGCGCTGGAACAAAGGTGCTGGTGGCCAAGTGCTTGAAGGCCTTGCTCGGCGCCGAACTGCGGAGGTGGATCTGTTTCGCAAGGGCGTTGCAGTGCCTCCAGCACCAGCGTTCACTCCAGCATCACCGTTCAGCCACGCGATTACGCCCAACATCACTTATGGCGAGATTGCGCTGCAGTCGGAGCCGCGCCGGTTTCACCGGCAGCACCAATGCGACACCGCTGTGCTGCTCTGCCAATTTGCTCAGAAGGCCAGGGGTCACTTCAAGCGGCCGGTGATCATCACCAGTGGCTACAGACCTCCCAAGATCAACGCCCAGGTGGGTGGCGCTTCCCGCTCAGAGCACCTCTACGACAAGCCAGATACCGGCGCAATCGACTTTTACCTCGATGGCATGTCCGTCACAGAGCTGCAGCGCTGGGCCGATGTCAACTGGCCCTACAGCCTTGGCTATGGAGCGCCCAAAGGGTTCATCCACATAGGCATCAGAAGCGGCCGGCCGCGGGTTCGCTGGGATTACTGACCCTGGTCACGCCTGAGTTTGCAACTTTAGATTGTTGGCCTGCAGCTAATGTCAACGCCACCACGTCTTCGTGGTCGCAGCGTGAGCCAAATGCCGCCGAGCGATTTGGGCATCACGATGCGTTCAATCGCCCAGCCGCCGGTACCGCCAAACTCCTGCTTATAGGTGCCGGTCTGCAAATGCCAGCGTTGTTCAACCCATGCTTTGCCATTTTCTGAAATGCGATAGCACGGATGTGCAACGATACTGCGTTCGTGGTTGTGACCGTTGATGATGATGTCAGCATCGGGAGCTATCGAGGCATAGCGACCGCCACCCATAGTGCCCTTGGTGATGATCCCGCCCCATGCGCCATGGTGAAAAAACAACGTGCAGCGGCGTGTGCTGCCTGTTTCCTGCCGGAATACAAATCGCACATAACCTTGATAGCCCATGTGTTCGGCAACGGCGCCATCGCTACGCATCAGCCGAACTACATTTTCCAGCGGATCAATCTCTTGATTGTTGAGGACAGCAGTTTCGTGGTTGCCGTCGCCCATCATCAGAATCATGTCACCGTAAGGCTTTAATACATCAGCTGATTCACGGAACACCAGGTCAAAGTAGTTGCCGCCAAGATGCTCTGGTCGAATGTCGCCTTTGCTGCCACGCCGGTCTTTTTTGCCCTGCATGAGGCACAACACATCGCCAAACATCAACGCTTGGCCGCCGATTGCTTTACATTCATCAAGGTGCTGCAGTAGCAGCTTGCGGTCACATTTGGGATTGTCGAGGTGAATATCTGACAGTAGTAGGAATGTAAACTCTTCTTTATGGCTGTTGTAAGTTACACGAACCTCTAGAAGCTCTGGCGACAATCGCGTGGTGACGGGTGCCATGCTCAGTCGCAGGCCTACCGTCTCATTCTGCACTGCTGCAGACAATGGGCAAGTCGTAGCGCTCAGCGCTTGACCCTAGGGCTGATGATGCCCGCCAGGATCTCGATGGCCCTATAGGCCTTGACAATGACCTTGGTGTAGCCGTCCAGGGCTTCGTTGTCCCTGGGCGTCGGTGTGATGTTGACCACCACCAGGGCGACGCCATGAATGGCAACGGCCAGGGCGATGTAGTCGGCAAAGCGGTCCATCAGGGTTGCCTCTCAACGCGGCGAAGTCGTTCTTCGTGGTCCTGCAGCATCTCTTTGATGCCCTCCAGGATCGTGCTGGTGCGCGCCTCGAAGCGGCCTAACCCATTGGCGATCTTCCAAAGCGCGGCCACACCGGACCCGCCCAGGGCAATCAGGGCAATGACCGAAGCCGGATCCACAAGATGCGACAGTTGCACCCCTGCAGACTAACTGCAAAGGCCTTGCCGTCCAGTGCTTAAGCCAAAGCTGCTTCGATCTGCTCGCGGCTTCCGAAGCCCCAGAACGCAGCAGCGCCTGCGTTCCATTCCTGGCGCAACACCGGAGCCACGTAGCCGTCGTCCCCCTCCTGCAGAGAGCGGTCGTAGCCATCTGGGTACTCCGCATCATCGAAAGTCACGTAGTCGTTGAGCAACGCTTGCAGGAACGCCTGCTGCTCAGGGCCGGCCTCGGTGGCTTGGAGGTCTGTAGCGGTGTTGATCAGCATGAAGATGCAAGGCCCATGTGGGCCAATCCGTTCTGCCCATCAGCATGGCGCACATGGCCCATCCAAGCAATTTGCGACGCTCGCCACCCTTCGTGATCATCGTGGTCCAGCAGCAGTCGCAACTTGCGGCGCTGCCTAATCATTGACTGGCGCTTGATCAGCTTGAACTTGCGTCGGATGCGGAACCCGCAGAACGTCACACCGCGCTCCACCGGGCCCAGGCTCCACTTGCCGATGCGTTGATCCATCTCGTCGGCCACGAACGTGCAGATGCGATCTTTCAGCGCCAACCCTTCAGCCTTGGACGACACGATGATCACCGCGTCATCCATGTAGCGCACGAAGCAGCCATTGCCCTGCTGCGCAATGAAGCGATCCAGCTTGCCGCCCCAGTAGTTGGCAAAGGTTTGACTGGTGAGTGCGCCGATCGGCACGCCCTGATCCTGCACCGATAGCACCTGCTCAATCAACAGCAGCGTGCGACGGCAAGTAAGTTTCTTGCCCAGATGGGCCAGCAGCAGGTCTTGAGGAATAGAGGGGAAGAACTTACTAAAGTCAACGTGAAGCACCCAGGCGTCGGGGTTTTGGCGCATCAGCTGCTGCATCCGCGTCACGCATTTATGAGTACCTAGCCCCACCCGGCAAGCAAACACCTGGGGCATCATCGCCGCATCCAAGATCGGCCCCACCACTTGGATCAAGGCATGATGCAGCACACGATCACGAAAACTTTGGCAGGCAATCGTGCGCTTCTTAGGATCAATAATGTCAAACTGCAGCTGTGCGTCTGGTCGCCAGCCACCTTCAATTAAACGCAGCTGCAGTTGCCTGAGGTTGGCCAGCGCATACTCTTTAAAACGCAGATAAGAGCTGCTGTAAGTCTTGCCTCGCCTAGCCTCTGCATAGGCGATTAGCAAATTATTCCAGTCGTAGATTTGCGGATAAAGATTGCGAAACTTTTGAGCCATTAGAAGGTAGCGGCAGGTTTCGATGGACTACTCCCTGCCATTGCCACCACTCGGCCCTGAGTTCGCCGAAGCTGGACTTGATGGCTGGCACCTGGTTGGCACCGGCCT